CTCATCCCGCCATTTTCTCTCTAGGTAATGTGCCATGACTATACCGCTGCATTTCCTTCCTCTGTCGTGGCTGCTGTGGTAGTTAACTCGCGTTCCGATTGCTGGTAGTGTTTTCATGTGTTGTTTTGTGCTTATGCACGTCGCAATATACCAAATCACTTTTTGCGATTTGCTGATTTGGGCCTGTTTTGCCTTGCTCTGCGTAGGAGAAAAAAAAAAACTTGACACAATTCGGGGAGTTAAAAACATTACCCGCGTAGAGTCATGCGGCCCCTTCGATGGGATACCCGCTTGCCCGATAGCGGCCTTGTAAGAGATACCCGCGAAGATAGGCGCTTTAGATACCTTTGCCAGACTCGGCAAGCGTTCTCGCAATCCTCAATCTCTTACTATTATGTCTGACTCAATCACAACTTATTACGAAACCGAGTATTCCAAGAATTGGGAAATGCTCGCGCAGCAAAGCGATTCCCGCCTTGGCGCGGCTGTCGCTCCTACAACCATCACTGGCAAACGCCGCAAGTTCAACCAACTCGACATCGGCTCGATGTCCGAAGTGACTGAACGCAAAGGCGATACTCCTGATGGCGATTCCACGGGTGCATCTTACTGGATTTATCGCCGCAAATTCGAGCGCGTTATCGTGTTCGATGAAGATGATGAAGTCCAACTTGGCACGATTGCCCTTCCTTCCTCTGATGAGGTCGTTAGCATGGCTGCTTCCAGCAATCGCAGCAAGGATGACGTTATTATCCAGTCCTTCGATGCTACTCGCTTTATCGGTGAGAACGGCACTACGAGCGATTCTTTCCTTTCGGCTATGTCTATCGCCGTGGATTACGTCGCTTCCGGCGCTACGGCAAACAGTGGTCTTACGCTCGCAAAAATTGCGCGTGCCAAGAAGCTGCTCGATGAACAGGAGGTCGAAGATGGCGAACGCTTCTTTGTCCATTCCGCTCAACAGTTGCAGGATATGCTTTTGCTCACTCAGTTGACGAGTGCCGACTATGCCAGCGTGAAAGCGTTGGTTGACGGCAAGGTTGAAAACTTCCTGGGCTTCCGCTTCATCCGCTCCGAACGTCTCACGCGCAACTCTGGCACGGATGTCCGCACCTGCTTCGCGTGGCACAAGTCTGGCATCAAGTTTGCGGAAGGCGGGCGCAACGTTCACATGGATGTTCTGCCTGGTCGTCGTCACTGCCAGCAAATCCGTGGTGTCTATCGCTGCGGTGCCGTTCGCACGCAAAACGAAAAGGTCGTTCGCATCTACGCGGACGAATCGCCGTAAAGTCAAAGGGGTGTGCGGTGCAATGCCGCACGCCTCGCAACAACCCAACTCAACTCCTTACCTCCTACTGTTATGGCTAACGTTTTTACTGATCTTGCAACGGCGCAAAACTCGGCTGTCTCTGACTTGTCGGCGGCTCCGAATCTCCGCTCTTACGGCGGGCCTTTGAAAGTGGTTCAAGTCACGAAGTCCGCTTACACGGCGGCTACGGCTGATCCCCTCTATCTGATCCGTCTCCCCAAAGGCGCTCGCATCATTCCTCAACTCTGCTCCGTGGACTACGGTGATCCTGGCGATGCTCTGACGGGCAAAATCGGCCTGTTCACTGATGCCTCTACTCCAGTGGCAATTGATGATGACTGCTTCGGTGCCTCGCTCGCCCTCGGCAATGCTGCGGGTCGCAAGGGCTTCATGGAAGCTGGCACGGTGGGCGCTTACATCTTGGCTCCTGTCAATCAGGATCAAGATTCATGGCTCGTCGTGACTTGGACTACGGCAACGGCTGCGGTGTCTCATACGCAAGTTTGGACAATTGTTTACGACTTGGGCTAAGTTTTTGGTTCTCCGGTGTAACCTCGCCCTCGTCGTCCTTTTTCATGTGGGGGCGGCGAGGGTCTTTCATTTCCTAGCTTATGACTGAAACCGAAATCGCAAATTTAGCGCTCTCTTTGATCGCTGGGAAAAGCCTCACGGATATTGATACTGACGAAACCCAGCAAGCTAGGGTTTGTCGCAAGTGGTTCGATGCGGCGAGGGATGAGGCGCTAGCTTTGCATCCGTGGAATTTTGCCACGAAGCGGGCGCGTCTCACGCTTACCTGGAACGCTCTTAGTGGAGTGGCGCTGGCGGATGCCGGGGCAAGCGCTGAGATTCGAGTAACGGCGGCGAGTCACGGTTTGAGCACGGGTCAACGGGTGCATTTTCAGGATGTCGCAGGCGTTTCAAACGCAAACGGCACTTGGTATGTGACGGTGATTAACGCGAATACGTTTGATCTGGATGATTCAGTTTTCAGCGGCACGCATACTAGCGGCACGGGTGAATGGATTCTTGCGCCTCTTTTTGGCTGGGACTATCAGCACGCGAAGCCGAATGACTGCCTGCGCGTCAATAAGGTGAACGGCATCGAAGGGAATGAGGAAGATTCGCAGCGTTACGCGGTGGAAGGCTCGAAGATTCTTTGCGATGCTGACGAAATCCTGATAAACTACGTCTTTCAGGAGGCGACAACTACCAATTGGCCGCAAGAGTTTATCAATGCTTTCTCTGTCCTGCTTGCCTCTTACATCGCCCAAGAGCTAACAGGGCCAGCGGGCAAGGCGCTGGAACTACGGGCGCAATTCGAGAAAATGACCGCGCCTCAAGCTCAACAACGGGACGCGAGGCAGGGCAAGGCTCGCGTGCTGCCTCCAACCTATGACTCTGATCTAGTCCGCTCCCGTCGTGGAGCCTACATCTACTAGCCATGCCTGAATTTCATAGCCTCAACGTCAATTTCAACGGTGGCGAGTTATCGCCTCTAATGATCGGGCGCGTTGACTTTGAGGGCTATCGAAGCGGCTGCGTGCAAATGGAAAACTTCATGGTTCGTCCTTATGGTGGGGCGTTCAAATGTCCTGGCACGCAATACATTGGCGGGGTCAAAGATTCGACAAAGAAAACACGGCTCGCCGTTATTCGCGTGAGTCGCGAAGAGAATTACGTTATCGAGGTCGGCGCTGGCTACTTCCGTTTCTGGAATGGCGAAACGATGGCGTATCTGCGCACAAATACGGGTGGTTTTTCTCCTATTGCCTGGGGATCGGGAAACTACTACTATCCTGGCAATGTGGTTGTTTACCTGACTGGAAGGTATGTGCGACTCAATGAAGGATCGTCTATTGTTTTTGATGCTGCAAATTGGCATCAATGGTCTAATCTGATCGCGGAGCTTCCAAACTCTTACACCGAAGATGATTTGGCAGATTTGCAATGGCGGCAGGTCGGGCGTGCTTTGATCTTCGTTCATCCGAATTACAAGCCTCGCATCGTTGAATCGGTGACGTATTACGCTACTGGCGTGAATCCCTATTATCAAAACAGCATCAAGTCTATCGCATGGAGCGATGACACGACTACGCTGCCAGAATATAGCTTTTGGTCTTCTGAAATTGATTTTACCTATCCTCCAACGAAGGAGAATCTTCTTTCTGGCAAGGGCTATACAATGACGCTTTCTCATGCTTACATTGCATGGGTGACAGCAAAGGCTTACGTTGTCGGAAACATTCGGACTTCAAACGGCTATCTGTATTATTGCACGTCCTCGCATACTTCAGCAGCCGCGACTCAGCCGGGAGTCGGGGCAACCTGGGCAACGGTATGGCGTGCGGCTGTGGCTGCTGATGTGATTTATACGCTGACGTTTCTAACTGGCGTTGGTCATTTGAATACTGCCGTTGGTGAAAATTTGATTGTCGAGGGCATTGCAAGCTCGGTTGAAATGTCTCTTGCTGCGGCTGGAACGGCAACCTCGCAGCCTCGCTTTCTGCAAGGCTCGTTCAGCGTCTCAACGGAATGGGCCAGCGGTTCGGCTCCGGTGTGTACGTTGTACCTAGAATCTTCTTCGGATGGCGTTAATTGGGTGCGCGAAAACGAATGGATTACAGCGTCGGCGCTCGCTGGAACAATTCTCTATGAAGATGAAGCGCCTCCACAAGGGGCTTGGTATCGCATATCTACCAATATCACAACAGGCGTAGCGGCTGCGCGTGCGAAGATAGAACCGAATAGCACGGTCACAAAGCTATCGCTTAAAGTCGTCACAACTAGCGGCGTTAGCACGATGACGGTGCGGCCATCGGGCGGATTTATCGTGCCTCCTGATTTCATCGGTTACACAATCACGAATTACCACGAATCTGCTTTCTCGGCGCATAACGGCTATCCTGGTGCTGTGGGGCTGCATAACCTGCGCTTGTGGTTTGGCGGCACGGCAAAGGAACCGAATCGCGTTCGAGGCTCGAATGTGGATGATCTGTTTAACTTTGCGACGGGCGACGGGGATAGCGCTGGCTTCGACATTCTGCTTAACTCTGCTGACGCTGGGCTTGTGAAGTGGATTTCCGGCTATCGCCAAGGCTTGGTCATTGGAACCACATCGGAAGAATGGACACTGCAAGGAGGCGGTGACGGCTCCGAAGTCTTGAAGCCGTCAAACATTCAAGCGGTGCAACGCAATCGAGCGGGATCGAAAAGCATCGCCGCCATCCAGACACGGGACGCGCTTCTTTGGGTGTCGCTCACGGGGCGCAAGCTCTATGAATTTAGTTACGTCTTTTCGACTGATAATTACGAATCGCCGGACATGACTCTGAGGGCAGAGCATATCACGGAAGGCGGCATTGTTGGTGTCGCATTCCAGAACGAGCCTGATCCTATTCTTTGGTGCGTCAAAGGAAACGGCGATTTGATTGGTTTTTCCTACAATCGCTCGAATCAAATCGCGGCATGGTTTCGTCGGAGCACGCAAGGCGAGTTTGAGGACATTGTGACTTTCCGCTCAACGGGCAACGCTGATGAAGTTTGGATGATCGTAAATAGGCCGATAGTGGAATCTGACGGCAAGCGATACATTGAACGCTTTTACCCTACGGCGCTGGCTTTCGATTTCAGCGATTCCGAAGATTTCTGCTACCTCGATTGCGCGAAGTTCGTCACGCAAGCTTCCAGCACGGTTGTATCTGGGTTGAATCACTTCATCAATGGGAGTTATGGCGAGGCTCCGGTGAAAGTGTGGGCTGATGGCGAAAGGATAGAGGACGCAACTGTTGATTGGGATAATGTGACAAGCGCCATTATTGAGCTTCCTGAGCCAGCTACAAAGGTGGTCGTCGGCTTTCCATTTGAAAGCGTTTTGCAGCCTGAGACGATTGAAATGGTTTTGAGTGATGGCACGGCTCAAGGTCGTAGGCTCAACGCTGAACGCGCTCAATTGCTCGTTCATTCGTCCCTTGGCGGCTTGATAAGCAATGATCCTTCCTTGGATGGCGATGCTATCGGTTACGAGGATGCTCCTACGGACACGCGAACAAGCGTTCCTGACTTGGTAATCGAGATTATCAACGAAGCGGAAGGCAACATTGTTTTTGTTTTCAACGGGCAAACTGTCACGATCAAATTCACAACAACGGACTTCACGGGTATCTATATTGACGTAACACTTTTCACAACTCCTGAAGAGTGGGCGGGCGCGTTAAATTCTAAATTGAATTTTAGTCCAATGGCTGTCGCTGGTTTAGCCAACATATCCGCTACCGTGGACGGAACGACGGTAACGGTTAGCAACTCACGCAAAGGAACTGGCGCTAATATGTCCGCAACGCCAAACGTCGGAGACACAACGGCAACGGGCGGCGGCTCGGCGACGGGTTCTTACACGCCACAAGATGCCTATACCGGAAAGATTAACGAGCATGTCACTCCTGAGTGGAATGACTCGATCAATCTCACATTCCGCCATTCTGATCCTACTCCTTTCAATTTGTTGGGCTTTGTTCTCAAAGCGGAGGTATCTGGACAATGATTACCGTGCGCCACATCGTAGCAGAGGACATGCCGGAACTGCGGGCATGGGCGACACGGCGCGGCTGTGAGCTACGCGATGAGTGGCTTTCGCCGCATGGTCTTTTAGCCTTGCTCGATGGCAAGCCGCTCTTGTGCGCCTGGGCCGCAACGATTCTCGAAACGTCGCTAATGGAAATTGACCATGTTTATGCCTCGCCGCGTTGTCCTAAGTCTGCGGGACTCGAAGCGTGGGCATCGCTGATTGCTCACTTTCGGGAGCTTGCTCGATTGATTGGCGAATCGGGCGGGCGAAAGGTTACTGGTTTTAAGATTTCGGCTAATTCTAAAATGGCTCCTTTTGTCCGGGCTACCGGGGGCGCTGTTGGTGAAATGGCTCGCGTGAACTGCTTTTATCCTGCTTGAATTATGGGACTCGA